TCCCTACATTCCCTCCAGCTTGTAAAGTAATTACTGGTGTAGCTACTCCCGATTCATTGAAATTAATATCGTTATTATAAGATGAGAAATCCCATAATTTATTAGATGACGACGTATTTTTAAAAATCAATCCTCCAGTACTATTATCGGTATTCATTAATATATTACCACCATAACTCCCAACTTGTAACGCACCATTTACACCAGCAGTTGTACTTACACTAACTGCATTTCCATCATCTTTTATATTGCTATTTCCTATTGTAGTTCCTGAAGTGAATTTAGGTATTGTGTTTGTTGTTCCACTTAATGCGTCTGCTTTTGCATTAATTCTATTTGATAGACTTGCCGTGTCTGCGCTATTTAATTTTGTATTGATTCTATTACTCAAACTTACAGTATCTGCATAATTCATTTTACCATTAAAGGTTGACCAATCCGCAGACTTTAAAGCACCTCGTTTTGTTGCGCTTGCAGTCGGTAAATTAAAAGTATGTGTATCAACTAAACTGTTAATATTAAAATCACTTCCTACCGTATCAACGGCCAAATATTGAGTATTTGCAGCCAACCCATTTAACGATGTTACACCACCTGCAAAACTTGTTGTAATTAAACAAAGATGCCCATCTTGAGTATGTAGTGTAATTGTCTTACCTGAAGTAGTAACGTAAACTCTTACTACTAATCTATCCGTTATAGATAATGCAGTAAATGGAACCGCTAAAGAACTTAAATATAAATCAATAATAGTTCCACTTGTTATTCCTTCGGGATTTGCCGAACCACTAGCAATAGAAGTAAAATTAGTTCCATCATACTTTAATAACTCAATATAATATGAAGGTGTACCGCCATTTGAAGAAGCACTAAAAAACATTTCAAAATTCCATGCACCTGCTGGTATTTCAGTTCTATTTGGGTCTAAAGAATCCGTAATAAATTGAGCAATTAATCCGTCGCCTTGTGCGTTTGTTCTGTCGAAATCTGCGCCAGTTCCTATAACTGGAATTTTACTCATTTCATAATAAGTACTTCCTCCAATAGTGCCTTGACTTGTACCACCATTTAAATAATAATCAACCGAAGAACCACCGCTTGCACCTGATGGCAAAGTAGCCAATTGACCATCACCACGAATATATTGTGCCGCCGTTCCTGCTCCTGTTACTGCAATCGTTCCTGTGCTTGTTATAGGGCTATTGCTAACGTTAAAAGCAACTGGCATTGATAACCCTACACTTGTTACCGCAGCAGTTAAATAAGGGTCTAACATTGCCGCAGTATCACTATATTTAACACGAGCATTTATAGCACTTTGGTAATTAGATAGCATCGAAGCCGTATCACTTATATTAAGTTTTAAATTTATTCTATTGCTTAAAGAAGCAGTATCACTAGTATTTAATTTTAAATTAATTCTGTTACTTAAAGAACTTGTATCACCTTTCCTAAGATACGGTGAAAGCATAGAAGCAGTATCGGAATATTTTACCCTTAGATTAATTCTATCGGATAAAGAAACTGTATCGGTTGCGCCTATTTTAGCATTGATTCTATTTGATAAACTAACCGTATCTTCTACCAATGCAATTGTGCCTGCACGAATAGGCAAGTTATAAGAGAATGTAGTACCACTTGCAGGGTAATTAAAATAAGCGCCCTTTTGACCACCAGTATAACTAGTGTAAAAATAATATCCACTATTGTTTGAACTTATAGAAGTATAACCCAACGTTGAAGCACCGCCAGCACCTACCTCATTTTTTATTTGCAAAGAATAATCTGCATTTATTAAAGTTCCTGTTAAATTTCTTGCTCCTAAAGTTACATCATTAGTTGCACCGCTATAAGGCACATAGCCAGTTAATGCGCCACCATAGTTAGGGATGTTTAAAGTAGTTCCTAGCAACGTTGCCAATCCTCCTGTGCCAATGGTAGTTAATATTAAACTATCCATTTTTTTATTAATCCTATCTGATAAACTTGCAGTATCTAACTTTCTTAAATATGGTAAAAGCATACTTGCCGTATCACTATATTTAACCCTTAAATTTATTCTATTTGAAAGGCTTAAAGTATCTCCTTTTCTTAAATAAGCTGATAACATTGAAGCAGTATCTGAAATATTTAATTTGCCATTAATTCGATTGCTTAAAGAAACGCTATCAATATTTATTTTTATCCATTGGTAACCACTATAAACATAAAAACCACTATCCGTTGTATTCCATCTAATCTGCCCTGCATCCCTGCCACCTGTTATATTTCTTAATGAATTTATACCAGTTGGAATAGTCAAAACACTATCGGTTAAAAATCTTTTTACAGGACCATATCCAGCCTGTGGCATAGCTTGATAAACCTGCGCTTTTAATCCAAAAGATAAAAATAATAAAACTATAACAATGGCACGTTGCATCCTGTAAATTCGTTTTGTGTTGAAATATTAATTGTTAATTCTACTCCGGCTAAATAATCTTCGTACTTATCTGATATTGCATTGAATGAAACATTATCATCTATTGAATAATCTTTTCTACCTGTTCTGATAAGGCTTAAAATATCTGAAGCAGTTTGAATCTGGTCGCTTATAACATCGTTTTCAAATTCTGCTTCCTTACCGCTTTTATCTAAAAAGAAAAATTGAACATTAAAGACTTGTTCTCTGCCTAAATTTAGGCTGCCAGAATTAACCGAAAAGCAAGCTATTGGATAAACTGGCTGCTCATCTCTTAACAACCATTCTTTTGGCGTTGTGAACTTTGCCGTTTCTATCATTGCATGGCTTTGCAGTAGGCTTGTTATTGTTGTTATTAACTGGTTGTAGGTCATGAAATAAAACTTTTTGAATTAATGCTTTTTTATAAGCCATAAATTTATCTTATTGTGAATGAAAATACTTCGCCAGCTTGTGTTACATCTCCAGTCGATAATGTAACTACACTGTTAACAATTTGTAAATACATTGGATTTGCAGTAGGTAAATTAGTAATTCCTTTTACTAATCCTGACCTTGTTGCAATCAATACAACTTTATTAGTTAACCCACCAACTGAAAAACTATTATCCCCTGCTGCTGGTGTATGGTAAATAGTTGTTGCACCATCGGTAGTTGCATTATTAGAAAATACCCTTACTCCATCAACTACATTACCTAAATAAATAGGGCTAGTATATGCTTTTAATTCGGGGAATATAACATCTAATCCACTTGCAGGATTAAAATATTGAGAATATAACAAATAATTTTCCCTTAAATAATTAATTAATCTTTGCTTGTAAAATTCAGCCGTCTTTTTATATTCGTTACCTATCAATTCTAAATCTGCTCTGCTTGGTGCGTTGCTTTCTTCACTTGTCTTTTGCAATATTCCTTTACTAAAAAACTGATAACCCAATCCAAAAGGCAAAAGGCTCATTGTGTACCAAAGTAAACAATCTGTTATATAATTGTCTAATAAACTTTTTTCTAAATTAGAAAGATTGTCTGCTTCTATACCTGATTGTAATCGAAGGTATAAAGTAGAACCTAATGCAGGTTGCAAATATAAATCTTGTGCAACTTTAATATGTGGCTTTAATTGTTTGCCATCAATTGCGTCACTTATTCCTGTTCTGCTTTTAATTAAACTTTCCGATATGAATAATATATTTGCGCTCATTTATTTTTTCTTTTGAATTATTAAAGCCTTCCATTCATGTCTGCATTGTGTATCTATTACTCCATCATTATTCCAAAACCCTCCAACCCTATCAAATACCGAATATCCAAGTGCAACACTCATTTGCTCAATCCTTGCCCTTGACCATAATTTAGTTGTTGCAAGTTCCATCATTTTAACACAAAATATACGTGATGGGTGCGCTGGTGTATTTCTTTCTGAACTTGGTACAATGCTTCTCCATGCATAAGTATAACCAATCTGTAACACCAATGGACTAGGCTTTGGCACATCAGCCTTTATACTTGTTCTTGTTCTTTCTATGATAGTATCTTGACCTACCTTTACTTCTTTAACATCAATAATCTTATTATCAATTAAACTTTTTAAAGTTGCATCAATGACCTTTATATCCTGTTTTAAGACCTGTGAAAGTACTTCGCTAGTGATTCTCTTATCCTTGTTGAGATAACCCAGTATATCAGCCTCTAATTGGCTTAATTGCTTATTCTCTGCAAAGTGATTAAAGGTATTTGCTGGCTTTTCGCTTAACACTTCATAATCGCTTAAATCATCGCTAAACTTTTCAAACATTTCTACCAATTCCATTTCTTTGTCATCGCTTGAAAATGTTGCAGGGTCTGCATCCAAACCAAGAAAAGTATTAACATCGGAATCAGTAAAAGCAAATCCACTTTTTAACATCAATGCAGCCTGTTCTTTAGTTAACTTACCATTTGTAAACTGCCTAACAATACGCATTACATTTTGGTATTGTCTGCCTGTAAGGTTTTTAATAGAATCGTTTGATGCTGCTATTGGTTGACCTGTTGGATTATCAGTAGGATTAATTGATGGTGCAATAACTTCAGATGTTAAGCCTAATTTCTCCCTTATTTCATCCCTAGTCATATTAGCAGCCATTACCCCTTCGCTAAATTCAAAACTTAATGGTTCAACTGGTATTAATTCATAATCTCCCTCAATACCTACATAGTCAAACAATTGGTTAAATACTTCCTCAATTGCTTGCTGCCTTTCGTTTACATAAGTATTGGCAAATATTTTATAGGCGTCTCTTATCTCGGTTGAACCGCCAAGCTGCCCTTCAGTCTTAATTCCGAATAAACTCGGTGATGTAACCTGATGACAGGCGAATATTTCTTGCTGAATTAAATTATTAACGTTTGTAAAATCTTCCTTTGTTAACATCGTAGAAGATAATGGCAATATTTCAGCACTATTATCTTTTGACTTGTTAAACATAATAACAACTCTATCCCCCTCGCTTCCTGTAAACTTCTTTTTTATTCCACGTTCAACTGCTTCTTTTGCTTCCTCGGCTGGTTCACCACCATTTAAATTTATTAAAGTTGTAGCTACAAAACCATCCTTTGCATTTCCTAAAATATGCCTGCTTACTTGTACATCACTTTCAATATAATTTAATCCCTGATAATAATTAGGTAAAGGATAGTAATCTGACTTAGGATTATATTGTTTTACAAATAAGATTTGACTTGCAACAGGGTCAGCGATATTGAATGCAGGGTATAATCTAGGTGTTTCTTTATTATCTGACCAATCGTTTTTTACTTGAAATTCATTCTTTTCTTTATTGATTCTAACCTTGTGATATTCAAGGTGAT